TTAAAAATGTCTTAAAAATGTCCGTGTGGGGCGGTCAAGAAACAGGAGAGAAACTTGACCGCCTTTGGTGACTAACTACCTAGAACGGTAGGTCATCACCTTTTGGTGCCTCCTTTGCAGGGGGCGTAGCCGATAGTCCATCATCGGCAAAGGGGGTGATATCTTTCACCTCGTTATACCCATTCTTGTTAGGCCCATACTTGACCTTAATAAACTTACCTTCCAGTTCATTAAGGTTCTTTAGGGACTTGAGTCCACAGGCGTTAGCATACCGTGCAACCTTCCGCTTGCCGATGCCGTCCTTGACCTTGCCAGCATCATCATGCTGATTGTTCATGTAGATGGCCTCAAATAACCACTGACCATCAAGTTCAGCGTTACCTGAGATTTCAATAGGCATCAATATTTTATTGTGCCCTTTTGAGTCCTGACGTACATCTGGCAGGGGTTCCTTAATCTGGCAGACATAATCGCCTGCTGGAACCTCGATGCGTTCACGTTTATTCTCTGCTTCCAGAGTCTCTTGTACGTCTTCAATGCTGAAATCAAATTCTGAGTTCATAATTATCCTTTAGTTCTGAGTTTTCTGAGTAGTGCCAGACCAGAAGTCATCAATTAACTTCTGATAGCCATTCCAATCGGCTGGAATTTCTGGCGGTAAATTAAAGCGGTTCTTGGCATCCACGCCCATAGAACCACTGGTGTACAGGAAGCGTTTACCTGACTGAATTGCCCTGCTATCCTTCCTGTTAAAACCACTGTCAATTTTTTTTAATATGGTCTCAAACGCCACAAATAAAATTACATCCGCCCATTCAGTTACGTTAGCAGAATTTGATTTGTGGAGTTTTAAAATAAAAGAGTCATACGGCTCCATTGTTGGTTTATTAATTGTCCTTATCTGAGTATGACAGACAAGGATTGGCTGAATACCTTGATTGTCCCTGAGATAATTCAAGGCAGACAAAAATGACTGGAATTTTCCGGCAGTATAAGTGTACGCCTTACCATATGGCATGTCTTCGGGTGCTTTGATGCCGTGGTCAACGCACGTTTTGCCTTGTGCTAGTAATTCCAATTTATCAACAGAGTCTACAATAACCCTCTTAATATCTGTTTTGGATTTTGCTAACTCCCTGAGAGTTTCCATTACACCATCCCACTTTTCGGCGTTTTCCTTTATATTACCTGTAGGGATGCAGTCATGGATGTACTCAATACCAGTTTGATGAAATACGTGTTCACCGCCATCATCTGCATTGATGACAAAAACTGGCTCTTTTTTATTATGGGAGGAACAAGCAAAGGTAGTCTTCCCTGCCCCTGTCTCCCCCTCAATGACTAGCTTTTCTGGCTTACGCATTGATTTCCTTTTATATTTTTCAAGCATCATTTCCTTTGCTTAATAGTTGATTGATTGACTGATCTTCCTTCCACATACGTTGCTTGTTTTTCTTCCAGATACTAAATAACTTTGATAATGTCTCCTTAATATCTGGCTCAAAGACTCGCTCTGTACATCTTGGGCAGAACAGGTGGTTGGATTTGCTCTTGCAGTTTGATAAGAACCATACTGTGTCCTCGTCTAGCTTCCCACAAAAGCAGGGGAAGTTACCGTTTTTCCCCTTGTTATAGCCAAGTTCTTCAAACCTAGCTACTATCTGTTTCTCTCTTTTCCTCTGTTGCTTCTCGCCATCTGTGTAAACGAGCGTTTGATTGGGCTTCGTTTTCCATGATTTCTTGTAGTTGCCCGATTGTCGAGAGGGCGTTGAGGATGAGGTTTTTTGTTTCATATAAATTCTCTTCTCTGATCTGATCCAATGCCAAATCAAGGTGTTTCTCTGCGACTATTAGCCTGTTGTATATCCTTGAGTCCATCACGCTATCTTGGATAGTAATGTATCTACTGTTTCAAAGTGGTCATAGTGACACTTGTCGTATACTGCACACCACATGGGTGAACAGAAAGAGTGACTGCGGTTGAGAGGCCAGTAGTCCTTGTCTATTCTATCATTTAATTCAGTAAGCAATTTGTATGCCATATATAGATGTTCTGGCGTTAATTCTGTAACTAGGAATACAGGCGGTTGGTCTGGAATTATGAGATGGTTCTCAAATTTAGGAATTTCAGTTAAGTTTCTGTGCTTCATGAGTGCTAATGCATAAAGTGCCCCCTGCATGATCCAGTCGTTCTTCGCCTTCTTTGCAGGCTTAGATTGTCGCTTGATGTCTATAATAAGGGGCAAATTTTGCCTCTCGGCAACAATGTCCATGTAGCCTGTAGTTGGTCTGGTGTGACCATCGAATGTAATATTGAAAAAGTACTGCGTTTCCAATGGCTTATAGTTGATCCACGCCATATATGCCTCGACTGCTTGCACGTGGCTGTCAAAAGACTCTGCCAGTTTAATTTCCTCGTTATAAGGTAGGTCATCCTTTATCTTTTCAAAGGATTCTTCCATGCTCTTGCGTATGTTACAGCCCTCCACGCCTGTCATTATGTTCTTGAGTCCTGCCTCATAGCCTGCGTCTACCATTATCCCTGCACCAAGATAGAAATTGATTGGGAATTTTTCCCTGCCTACTTTCTTGTACCACAACTGCTTGGCACAGAAGTTATTTGCACTTGAGTGCGATAGTTTTATGTCAGGGTGTAGCATTAATTTATCTGTGAGGGTGTATTTGGTTGATCTCCTGAGTAGGAACTCTGAATTGCTTCCTCTTCCTGTGGCAGGATAGCATAAGATGTTACCTCGTAGAGGATTTGATTACTGGTCAGCCACATAACAACTGCTTCTCGCCCAATCCACCTAACAAAAAATTCCCTGTAGGTGCGTTTTGTTTTTTCTTCTGTACCGTATGATGAGGTGTCGAGCCATCGTGACTCTGGATGGAAGTTTGCACAGGAAACAGGCGAACACATCAGGGAGTTTGTATCTAAGGTATGGATCGTAAACCTACCTAACCTAGACAAAGGCGGTGATGTCAGCGACATACTAGAAACAATCCCAAAGGAAAAGCAGAAGGCTGAGATACTCAGTCTCATAGAGGACAATAAGGCTCCATTCGTTATGGAGTCAGTAGAATTAGACCTTAGCAAGTCATGGCACTTTGATAATTTAAATGTGGATGAATTTCTCACAGAGAGTGAGAGATCAGAAACAGTTAATGATATCGCAGTAGTCCATGAGAAGATTATCTCCCAGCTTAGGGGGGTTTCTTGGTCTGGCAAAACTGCCAATGCGATTTGCCCTACGCATGAAGACAAGAGACCCTCCCTAAGTGTTACACTGGAGGCAGATAAGATACTAATGCGGTGTCATCAAGGGTGTGACATCCACACTATTTGCGACAGTTTAGGTGTAAAGGTCAGCGAACTTTTTGTTAAGCGTTCTGTTGAACTTAGGCATCACCAGAAATCACACGTAGTCGTTCCAAAGGCAGAGGACATGAAAGAACTCTGCACATCTCTCCTAAAGAATGAGGAACCGGGTGAGTTTGACGACACACATATACCCCCAATACTACGAGACCATGTACGTGAGGCGTGTGAATTAACAGAGGCTTCTTCAGCAATCATCTACGGCACCGCTCTCTCCTGTTTAGGTGCCCATGCAGGCACCAGACTTACCATACAACCACCCAACTACTTCATACCCCTATATGGTAACCTCTGGTGTCTATCCATCTCAGAAAGTGGATCATTTAAGACCACGGCACTGAACGCAGGCTCCGCCAGACTAAAGGACAGGGAAGAGAAGTTAATATACGAGGTGAGGGACATTGAATCAAGAGTAGACTCTCTTAGAGACAGCGGAATGCAGGACGGTGAGGATGAGTTGATGGAGTCAATAAATGAACTTGAAAGGTACAGGTCTATGCGGAGAGTACTCCCTAACAAGGCTAGTTGGGAAGCCTGTATTGACAGGATAGATGAAACAGGCGGTGGCGTTTGGTTACTGTCTGAGTTTGGGGCGTGGCTGGCGACACTTGAGACCGTACACAATAGGGGATTTAGGCAACACCTCACAGAATTATATGATGTCCCTGCATACTTTGAGGACGTAACACGCACACGTGGAAGTAAAATCCTACGCCATCCATTCGTATCAATTTCAGGCGTGTCCACGATGGAATTTTTGCAGGGTCTACTAGGTAAGGATGATGCAGGGTCAGGCTTCTTGGCACGATTCCTGCTATTTAAACCACCAACAACGGACAACATTCCGAATGCGCTACCACAAAAGAAAACAAAGATACAGGAGTTACATTCGTACAGATTATTGTCCGAAATCTATAATCAACTCGACAATATCTCCGTTCCGTTAGAGTATAGTTTATCCGCTGATGCACAGAAACTATTTGAGGACTTCCACAATGATATGTTTTCAAGGTTTCAAGAAAGCAATGAGGGTACTAAGTCAATACTAGACCCCTTTCTAAAGAGGTGGTCACCCAATGTGTTGAAGTCAGCGATCCTCTTCCAGTATCTACTAGACAGTGAAACCCAAACGATTAGCGACTCAGCTATTATGGGAGGGATTTCCCTTTCTTTATATGCTGAGAAGTGCACACGTTACCTGTTTGACAGGGAGTTAGGCGAAAGTGTTCACCAGAGTAAGCAGAGGAGATTAATTGAGTACATAGCAGAGCGAGGTGGCTCTGTAACCAGAAGAAAACTGCTTGCATCCAAACTACTTGATGGCGGTCATAACGAATACGACTATGTTATTGAATCATTGGAGCAAGGGGGCAGGATTCACTTAGAAAGGACTGAAAATAAAATAGTAGCAAGTTCAAGATTAATCTTAATGGAGCATAAGAAATGACAAACTATAATTGGGAAAGAGACCAACAGGATAAATTAGAAGCCATAGAGAGTAAAAAATTAGAGGAGGGGAAACCACCTCGTCACTACGACACATCATGTATAAAGATACAACCACTGGAATATATCATCGCAAACAATTTAGATTTTCTGGAGGGGAATATAGTTAAGTATGTAACACGCTACCCAAACAAGGGAGGGGTAGATGATTTAATTAAAGCACGGAATTATATAGATAAATTAATAGAAAGGGAAAGGGCATGAGTACATTACCAACAGAGTATCAACAGTTTATACATCTATCTCGCTACTCCAGATGGGATTACGATAAGAAAAGACGAGAAACTTGGGAGGAAACAGTAGACCGCTACTTTAATTTTTTCAAGGAGCACTTGCAGGATAACTATAGCTATGAGTTCAAGGAAGAAGATATACAAGAACTCAGGGAGGCTATGCTTCAGTTAAAAATCATGCCCTCTATGCGGTGCCTGATGACCGCTGGCCCTGCTTTGAAAAAAGAAAATGTAGCAGGATATAATTGTAGTTACGTACACGTGGACAGCGTCCGTTCCTTTGATGAAATACTCTATGTGCTTATGAACGGTACAGGCGTAGGCTTCTCTGTTGAGAGACGCTATACTGATAAACTTCCTACGCTACCATATGAGTTACATGACACAGATACCACTATCATGGTTGCTGACTCAAAATTAGGATGGGCAAAAGCATTTAAGGAATTGGTTGCACTTATCTACTCAGGTCATATACCTAAGTGGGACTTATCAAATGTACGTGAAGCAGGATCAATACTAAAAACATTTGGAGGTAGAGCAAGTGGCCCTGAGCCATTAGATAATTTATTTCACTTCACAGTCAAGATTGCACAAGAAGCAAAAGGAAGAAAGCTAAAGCCAATTGAATGCCATGACATTGTGTGCAAGATAGCAGAAGTTGTAGTAGTAGGAGGAGTAAGACGTTCAGCGTTACTTAGTCTTAGCGATATTGATGACGATGAAATGCGCTACGCAAAATCTGGTGAGTGGTGGAAAGAAAATGGACAACGTGCTTTGGCTAACAATTCTGCCAATTATCACCAAGAACCACAGGCTGGTACGTTCCTCCGTGAGTGGACTGCCCTATATGACAGCAAATCGGGTGAAAGAGGCATATTTTCTACAAAAGCATCGGCTCTCCAAGCAAAAAGATGTTCAGATCGCCTTGTGAATGAAGAACTTTACCCTTTTGGTACTAACCCCTGCTCTGAAATCATCTTACGTTCACGACAATTCTGTAACTTATCTGAGGTAGTTGTACGTTCTGGCGATAAATTAACCGATATTGGGAAGAAAGTTAGGCTGGCAACAATGTTAGGCACAATTCAGTCAACCCTCACTAATTTCAAGTACTTACCAAGGGAATGGGTCAAAAATTGTGATGAAGAGAGGCTGTTAGGTGTAAGTTTAACTGGCATTATGGACAACCCACTAACAGCAAATCCAACTCCAAAGGACTTACAATACCTAAGAAACATAGCAGTTGAAACTAACAAGGCATTTGCTGAGGAAATTAATATTAATCCTAGCGCATCAATTACCTGTGTAAAACCATCAGGTACAGTATCTCAATTAGTAGACAGTGCCAGTGGCATCCACCCTCGTCACTCTCCTTACTACATAAGACGAGTACGCATGGATAGGAAAGACCCAATGACTACTTTCATGCAGGATTTAAATTGGTCATGGGAACCAGACGTAACCAAACCAAATGATACTGTAGTATTTTCATTCCCTATGGAGTCACCAGATGGATGTGTTACACGGCACAAGCAGTCTGCTATTGAACAATTAGAAATTTGGAAACTCTACCAAGAACACTGGTGCCAACACAAACCTTCCATCACCATTTCAGTCAAGGAAAACGAATGGCTGGATGTTGGTGCATGGGTATACAAAAACTTTGAGATTATGTCAGGCGTGTCATTCCTGCCACACTCAGACCATAACTATAAACAGGCTCCTTACGAGGACTGTAACAAACGAACCTTTAACCAATTAAGCTCCAAAATGCATGAGGCAGATTGGTCTAACCTTAGCCAATATGAAGCAGAGGATTATACTATTGCCAGTCAGGAATTAGCCTGTGTAGCAGGGGCGTGTGAAATATAATATGAAAAGATTACCAGTACAAAAATCAAATTTTAAAAAAGAAATAAAAGAATTTATTAAAACAGGAGGAAAAATAATAAAACTACCACCAGAAATTGAGTGGGATATGTTTCCCTATTTTGATGAAGCACCATTAATAAGGAATAAAAATGAAAAAGGAATCCTCGACTATGAAGAAAGTCGTAAGCCTGTCAGAGGAGAAGTACTTAAGGATGAGTGAGGATGAGTTACTTGCTCATGTTATAGATCAATTAGTTGAGCAAGTAAGTCAATTAGCATTACTAACTTCTGATTTTTCTAGGAGGCTCTCCGCTGTTGAAGACGCTGTCTCATCTTCCTCAACGCCTCCTCTCTTTGACGTAAAAGAGACATAGGTGGGTTGCTTATATTTATTTTTTTCTGCAACTCATTTCTTGCTTTTATAATCTTATCTCTATAAGCATTAAATTTTTTCTTAATCTCTTTTTCAGACTCCTGCATTATAACACTGTTTCTTAAATCTCTTTTAGCCAACCTTTCAAGTTTCATTAACTGAGAGTATTCATATCTTAACTGTTTATTTCTACCTTCTGGCACAGCGATTGGTGTGACGTTTTGTCCAAACATCCTCAACCACGCCTGAGTCTTAGTAAACCTTGCTTCACCTTCTTTAGTCAGTTGACCTGTATGGGCTTCATATAATCTTTTAACTGCACCATAACCCTGATTTGGCCCCTGTCCAATTCCATGAAACATTGGAGGCATGGTTAAATTAAAAGCATACCACATTATATCAGCGGCCTGTTCAGTAGCATCACCAGTTGGATCAACTATAGGTTGTCTTGTAAAAGGATCAATTCCTGTCAGAATTGCAGACGCAACATTAAGTGTGGGGCCACCCATCAATCCTGCTGTTTTCATTGCATCAAAGTATTTACCTTCAGCAATCTCACCACCCATCTCAGAGAACATACCCCAAGGGAATAGGTAACTTATATCTTGGAATTGTACTCTGCCATTTTCATCTAGGAAAGGCCACGGCACTACGCCTGTAGGGAATATACTTGTATATGCTTTTTCTCTCAAGTATTCACTCATGCTGACTTTGAGTCCTTCATACTGTTCATCATCTAAATCCTGCGCTTCCTTAAACCATTCTTTAGCGGCATAGCCTAGTGCATAATAAGGAAGGAATTTCCACGGCTTAGTAATTGCAGTCTCAAGCATAAGTGGTGCAACAAAACTTGTGAATGAAATAAACGGTGCCCCAAATGGTGCTCGTCTCAACCACTTAACAGAAGGCAGTGGGTTCCCATAATCAAACAACCACTTCTCCGCATTGAGCGCAATATCATCCAACTTTGCTCTTTCTGTAGGGGAATAATCAGCAAGGTCTTTTACCTTTATTTTAGATTCATTAAGAGCATTCTTCACCATCATCATCTTGCCAAGTGAATCAATCCCCCCATAAGTATCAGAAGTTACATCTTGAATTTTATTAAATGCACCCTTTATCATCCCGAACACTGCCATTGGGCCTGCTTGTTTTTTATTAAGGCGAATCTGTAAATCCTTAAACTCTCTTTCAATTCTTCCAAGCTCTACATTACTAAAGTTACCAGAAGTTAATCCTAAATCTTTAGTTAATTGGTGAAGTGCTCCTTTATCCTTACCAAGTTTTCTCATATCTCTTAAAGATGATACTATTAAACCGGGCATTTTATAAAAAGGAACACCGCCCATATTCATTAGGATCATATTGGAAACAAAGTTCCTAACCCATGAAGGTGGATTGGCAGATACTTTTGCCCACTTCCAGAGTCTGTTATAATCTCCTATTTTCCCTCCGTCTCCAAATATACTCTCTGCCATTGATATATCGCCTGTTGTCATACTCATTCCCCCAAATATATCATTAGCAATTTCTTTCCTAACTGCCATACCTCCAAGCATTCCATACTTAGCGGTCTTTGGAACAATTGAATACTGACTTTGATCAACATTCATATTATCATTTACTTCTTTAGCTAAGGTCTCCATTTTTGCAGTAACATCCTGAATTATTTTAAACTCCTCTTTAGTCAAATCAGGCATATACTTTGTTTGGTTAAACATTCTTGATGCTTCATTTGCTAACCAGTGTGCAGAAACTTTAACACCTTTTGTGTCTTTAAGTTCAAGCTGTTTCTGGATTCCTAAATCTAATGCTTTATTCTTCATCTCACCAAGCATATCAAACTCGACCAGTGTTGATGGAAGAACCCAATTTGGATTAGCGGCAATCTGCTGTAGCCAGTTTATAATAGCCATATCTTTTACAGGTACAGTGGTAGCTCTGGTGGCTAGGTAGGCAGGGTCTTTTATTTCTCCTAGTATTAATTTTTTTACACCCTCTGGAATATCCTTTCTTTTTTTAAGGTAACCAGCATCTATTTTAATCCCTCCACCTTTTACTCTCATTACAGCATCATCAGGTATGAGGTACTTCAAGTACATTTGTGGTAGGTACTGTCCTTCATATTGTAGCCTTGCACCCTCATCCATCAGGCCCAAACCTACTAGGTCTACTCCTATATTCTGTATCTTTGCTTTAGCTTCTACTGCGGCCTTGCGCTCCACTGGATTCTTAATATTGGATGCATTAAAATCTTTTTCAGTAAAATAGCGGTAAATAGCAGTTTGCTGTTTTGTTTTCTTCAACACATCATACAGCTTCCTTCCAGCTTCCTCTGCCTTAACTATAGTACCGCTGGCTATTCTCCTTAGTGCCTTGTACTTTTCTGCATCTGGAAGTGTACCTTGTGCAACAAGCCTTCTTGTCAGCTTCTCTGCTATCCTGTACCTGAGTGGTTTTTTCTTTCCTGTATCCCTTGAACTGATAGCATGGTGAGCCGCCCTTGAAGCCAGAATCTTTGAAGCCTTAATATTCCCATCAGGATTCATTATCTCTTTAGGTGCAATGTCACTTGCTTTAACACGTGCCTCTGGTGAGATAGTTACCTTATCCTTTTTACGTGGAGGTGGTGCAACATCACCTTTTAAGTTATCCCTCCACTCTGTCTCTAATTCTTTAGCAGTACGGACACGCTTTGATGCCATAATCCTTATAGGGGTCTTTGCTGTGGAGAACTCTGTATTGGTATCTAATATATTCTTTGACAGAGCATCCAGCTTAGTCTTACTGTCTGACGCAATGTACCCTTTAAAATTTCCTGAATCCCAAAACTGTTCAACATGGGTGAAGTTTTCCTGTAGTTTCGTTTCTAAATAGTTTTTTGGAACCATATACCTTTCCATCCCCTCAATTTTGTCTTCACCTGTATTCAGAACTTCCTTCTTTTTTTGCTCCATTTCAGCTTTGGTAAAAAACTTACTCTTGTAATTATCATCCTTGTACTCCTCGTTTTTCAGGTAGTTGGGGTCTCTGTTTATACCATCAAGAGGTTTATTAGGATCATGAGGTAGATAAACCTTCTCTTCAATAATAGCCACTCCATCTTCTTTAAGTAAATCTTTAATTCTGGCTATTTGTGTAGTTCTATCGGCAGAAATAAATTGGAACACCATTGCTTCCTGCACTATGTCAAACTGACGATCAGGTTTATAATTTACTATCTGCCTATCCCCTTCTTTCCATGCAGGCTGTCCCTCAATATCTGTACCAGAGAAAGCGGTATCAGAAAACTCTGCGCCGTCTACTGGAGTCTTATCAAACCTAGCTTTCATATCTAGGTTAGGATCAAGACTGACAGTTTTTATTTTCCCTTTGGATAATTCTGTGATTGACTTAGGAAGGGCACCCTCACTGGCACCTATATCAAGCATATTGGTATCTTGATTCTTATAGGTAGCCAAGATTGCGCTGGCTATGTTCATCTGAACATCCCTATACGCAGGGATACTATGGGCAATATGATCATCGAAATTGCCTATATGTTTTTTATAAGTTCTATTTAATGACCTGAAGGAATCCTTTAAGGCTTCCTTTAATATGGAGGGGGTAATGAATTTAAACTTCTTACCTGTTGTGGACTTTCCTTTTTCCCCTTTGGTTACACCAGAAAAGAAAGAGGAAAACTCTCGTCCTAGAGTAGTTGACTCGCCAGCCTCTCTATCTGTTCTTCCGTCATATTCTTGCGCTTCTCTGCCCCCCGGACTGACGCTTCCTTCATCTGCCTGTCCATCAACTCTGAGTCTTTTTGAGGCTTTGATTCCAAACTCTCCAAATTGCTTTCGGATTGCAGATTCAACTGCTTTGGCATCACTATTTTGAATCCTTCTTGATATCGGGGGTCTGAAGTTTTCACTGATCCGTTGTCTATAACTCTCGCCATTCGGTTGATCCTTCCAATTATTATCTGCGGTAAAAATTTGAGCTTGGAAACTATCTAACATTATAGTCAAATCAGAAGATTCTGCAAGTTTTTCTAGGTGTGGAATTAATTCAGCTTTTCTTTGTTTTTGTAGTTTTTTATTGTTTGCTTGAACATCCGCCACCTTCTTCCCTTTTGCCGTTGTATTCTCTAATACAATTCTCAGTGCAGGCTGTCCATTTACTATTGTTTGTGAAGCCCCACGGATGTACCCACCCTTATCCCAAGGGGATGCTTGTACTAATCCACTGTAAACCTTCTTTAATATTGCCTCATCAGCAAACTTACCATCCTTATCATAAATATCTATACCTACGCCTTTAGCATTATGCTTAGGCCCAAAGGCATACACAGCATCTTGTTGTGCCAGATAACCTATGACATTCATGATATTTTCCATACCCTGATCTGTCGCACTAACATTTAAAACCATATTAGGAGACATAGGTTCATTCTCCCAAAAACCCCAATATGTTTTTCCAGCGACACGGTCTCTTTCGACTACCCCTGTTCTGGCTAACGCTATATTAGTTACTTGATCTAATATCTTAGTAGTAAATTCAGACTTTTGAGCCTCTGATAATTTTTTCCATGCCTCACCATAATTACTTTCAAAGGGAGTCCCCTTGCCAAATGCAATTTCAAAGGCAACAGACCTACCAGTTTCAGCTAGTACAGATTGTGAAGTACCACCGGGTATTTGTAATAGTTCAGTTATTGCCATCCATCCTACAGCCTGAGTTTGGTCAGGAGTCCAGTTAGACCTACCCATCCACTTCTCATTATTAAGATCATTGGTAATATCCCTTAACCAGCTTGCAGTCTCTTCATACTCGATTGGTGTAACAGTAGGATTGGGTTTGTCTGCCTCAAGTTTCTTAGCCCTTTTATTTTTTGGTAGCTGACTCTTAATGTAATTAATGAGAGTATTATCAGTCCATCCTCTATCTCTCCATGTGTGCCTGTCTACTACCGCTGGTGCTCCCATTGCAGGATCAAATCCTGTCCAGTTCCTTGCCTCCATACCAAGCATAGCATCTACAAAATCATACAGCTTTACTCCTGATCCCTTAGTTGCTTCCTCATCTTTTAAAATCTTTGTTATAACCTCATCATTCAGGCCACCTTTTTTCCTTAACTCAGGACTTATTGTGTTTGCTAAATTTTCCTTTGCTCTTAATACATTCTTCATAGCACCCAACGGACTCTCAGCTTTATTAGCTAAGGCCCAAGCTAACATCATATTAGGCGCACGATCCTTACCAAACTCTTTTACAAAAGCATTTTTAACTCTAGGATACCATTGTATAGCTTCTTTAATTTGAGACTTTGAAAGAACGGATTCCACTTGTTCCTTCCAATTATCTGTAGACTTACCTCCTCCTACATATACTACTGGAGATTTCCCATTTGCTCTTTTTGGTAATGTAAATTTCTGGAGTTTAGCAGTAGGTCTTTTTTGCTTTTCTTCTGGTCTGTTCTTAGCAGTTCTTGTGTAGGCTATACTCTTCTCTGTAGGTTTAAGTAAACTGTAAACCTTCCTTTGCATTGGGGTTAGTGTTTTCTTTGAAAACTTAAAGGTTACATCTCCTATCGTTTTTGAAGGTGTGTCCTTAGTAACAGGATTCTTAGCCAATACAAATGCGCCAACTTGAACTATTTCATCGGCAGATTCCAGAGGAGTCCCTTTTGTTTCACCATTCTTATCTTCACTTATGTAGAATGAGGATTGTCTTTCAGGGTTGTAACCTATCTGAACCCAAGCAGGATCATTGATATAATCCTTAGCCATCTTCTCAATATCAGCAACAGAATTTTCCTGCCAAGTTCCTTTCATTGTTGCTAGAGTAGTTTTTTCTTTCCCTTGAGCTATTCTTAATGCGCCCATTAGAGGTGCTTTAAAAGTAACATCCTTTAATCTAACTGCGGCTCCATATATACTTTTACCACCATGAGTGATTGTTGCTATCCAAGAGTCATATCTTTCATAGGCAGGGATATCTAGTCTAACATTTACAACGTCCTTTTTAGTTAGGCTATCCTCTCCTAGTATCAACCCATCCCTGTATTGGCCCTTATCAATAGAACCTAGTATCTCCGCATCAGTAGCCGCCTTTGGAACAGAACTAAATTTCTTTATAGGCAATAGTTCATCAGCCTTTTTCTGGTACTCCTCATAACTTGCCTTACCTGTTTCTAACTTCTTTGCTAATGCAACAAGTTCAGGAAATCTTTTTCTTCTACCCTTTCCTATTTTATTCTTTGTTTTCCATATTTCTGCCTGCCTAGGAGTCATGACACGTTTGGATGCCTGAACAGGCACCTCATCTGGTTTCTCTTTAAATACCTCCGCCTTTACAGTAGGAACATCGCTGACCTTTCCCTCTATATCTGCCATCTGACTTGAGGCGACCTCAAAAGAGTAAATAATTCCTGCTTGTTCGGCCTCTTTAGTAGAGAATCTTTCCCATTCCATCTGATTTTTTGCTGGAAATTCAATACCTTGTTCTTTGAGGTATCTCCTGTAAGCCTCTACCTTGTCTTCTCCTGCCGATACTTCGATCCCCTTCATTGTCCAGTTTGCTGGATCAAAAAAGTCGCCAGTAATAATATTCTTTTTACCACCTAGGTAACTTCTTTGAACCTCTGCAAGTACTGATCTAGCCTGAGTAGTGGATATTCTTTTATTTAGGGGGTCTACCACACCCTTGAGAGCACTTACCAAAGCATCCGCAGTCTTTGTTACAATGTCAGGATCAAGAATCCCTAACTCCACAAACTTATTAGCAAGAAACTCTTCTGCAAGGTCACGCTGTTGTGACTCTGAAAGGTCATTGAAATCCATACCTCCTAAGTAAGCGGCCTCACCCTGATCTGTTAAGGCTTCGTTCTCTGCCCAATTCTGGATGTCATTTTTGTTAGTGTTGAAAAAGTTATCCAAGAATGGTACATACTCACCCCCTAAAAATTGCTTTAACCCTAGGTGAGTTATAGGCTCATGAAACGTAACTATTTTTACTAAATTTTCTAATGCCTCTTTTCTGGTTTCACCTTTTATATTTTCTGCATTTACATAAACATGGTCTCCCATTACCCATGCATTGTTTTCTGATAATAGTTTTTCAGCTAAAGTTTCTGCTTCCGCTCTAACTTCCTGTTCACTTTTACCTTTAGTTTTTATATGTTTTTCCCTTATAAGTATATTTGCTAAATCAGGGACACTATCTTTGTTTAAAACGGTGTAAATACCTTTATACTTCTCATGTCTACTTCCTAGATCGTCTACATATTTCTGTATAAAATCACTATCAAGGCCAACCGCACCTTCACTCTGTATAGCAGATGGTTTAATTGTTTGGTCTACAAGGTCAGCGGCCTGCTTTTCTATTTCCTTCTTATGTAGTTTCTTTCTGCGCTCGATCTGTTCTTGCGTCCGCAGTTTTGTGTTCTCAAGTTCCTTACGTTGTTCTAAGGCCAGCTTTCTTTTCTTCCATGCTCTATACTGCACAAACTTTTCCGCAGGCCATCCAAACCTTGAAGCGTTCTCTCCCTTCACTCCAAAGATTCTTTTCTCCATATTCTTCAGAGTAGTTTCCTCTTTTTCTATAGCCTGCTTCCTCTTCAGCCTTGCCTCAGTTGTATCTTGTGCGGCCTCTGCCTCTGTCAGTTCTTTGATCTTTGCTTTTATATCAGCCTGTCTTTGCTTTGCCTGTCTTTCTAAATCACTGCCTTTCTTTAGGTCAGCCATTCTTTGGTTGATAACCTCGTTGTATAAATTAAGGTCTTCAACAGACACTGGTAAGTTTTGGTTAAGACTAGATTCTATTTCCTGCGCTGATCTTAGTGCTGTATCTGAACCATAAAAGTCTGCTGTTAAATTTCCTTCCTCATCATAAAAAGCCGTAGTGTCCTCCAAGTCATATTCAATAGCTTGGTCAGCTAATGCTTTCTCTTCCAGCTTATTTGCGTGTTTAATTTGTTCAAGAAGTTCTTTATTGTTTGCCTTTAACTGTTCCGCTTGCTGTTGCTCCCAAGCCTTCTGGTCTAAGAATTTTTCCTGAGCTTGTGATTTTAATAGTTGCTTTTCCCTGTCGAGTTGTACCTTCCTATCGTATTCAAGTTGTTTCTGGTCACTCTCATATTTCAACTCTGAGGCTCTCTTAACTTCCTCATTCAGTACACGGCTTGCTGTTGCTTGTTTATTTACACGGTTATCCTTCTGCCCTATCAGTGATTCAATTGTAGTAGCAGTTCCACCCATCACAAATTCTTGCTGTGCGGCTGAGATAAGAACTTGCCTGAAAGATGGGCCTGCATCTAAGATTGCATTGCGTAATTCTTCTGCCTTTTCAGCAGGCACTCCATTTTCTATAAGTGCAGATACTGCATCCTCTGAGTAAAGAACTCTATCCCATACCTCTGATGCAGTTCCTAATCCAGTATCAAGTGCAAGCCTGAGCATTGCATGACCATATGGAATATAGGAAGCCATCTCTACTAGGCCAGCGGTATAAAGTCTATGTCCAAAGGATGTTTGAGATAGGTCAGTTGCAACCTTATCTACAATTTGCTGGTCTTCTGGTGGGAGGTCTTCAAATCTTTTATCAGGGTCTATACCCATTTGCTGGCGTATTATTGGATCACTCTTTCCTCTGTCATATGCTTCAGAAGAAACAATAGCACTGGATGCTAAGTTACCAGCACCCATACCTACGCCTGCGGCTATTATCTTTGATCCTATAGTTCCTGTAGCGGCTATGCCTGCGGCTGAGGCAAGGTAAGGGGTAGCCATAGCTAATGGAACTGCCGCTAACCAAGGTGTGAGACTAGTGGGTGCAGATTCTGCCATCTGACCTAGTGTCATCATGTCTGGATCAAGATACTGATACCATGAATCCGGGTCTTCTTCTAATTCTTGTTTGATGCTTTTCGCAGGGGCAATCTGTGCGGCTTCAGCTTCTTGTTCTAGCCGTCCTTCTCTTGCCCAATCTTTGAGACTTGCACTTGCATCTTCAAATCCTAAATCATCAAGGAATCCTGCACCAGCCCCTTCAGCTACTCCATATAAGGATGCTTGAGCAAGGTCAACTCCTCTCTTTCCAGACTCCCATACAGATGGGTCTTCTATATAATCTACTTCTTGTGGAGATGGAGTGTCAAAGGTGGGAACTAATGAAGGATCAAAAGACTGTTGTGCATACTCAGTGGGGGAGAGAGTACCAATCTTATAATCAGTATTGTAATCTATAAAACCCTGCTTATCCGCAGGAGAGTCAAACTGTTGTTCCTCTTCTGCATATCTCCTTACAGCATCTCTACGAGATTCACCGGGTCTTTGGTTAAGGGATAACCACGTTTCTAATGTCATTACTTATCGACCTTTTTGTGCTATTAATGCTCTTATATATTTTATCATTTGCTCTGTCATCTTTACTCTCCCTGCGGCGGAAGGACTATTATCCCATTTATCCCTTCCCAATCTTCTTTGCTGTAATTCAAGAGCTTCTTGTAATTTTTCTACATCCATATTTCCTAATTCCTCAGCAACGTCATCAAAATTTTCATCCATCTCCTTCATTTCTCTACGCATTTTATTTAGTTGCTGTTTGGAAATCTTTGCATCCATTTCTGCTTCATCTTGAGACTGTCTTTCCATCAATCTTCTTTTTGCCTCAGCAGATGCTTCCTCTGGTGTTCCAGTAAAAGGTTCTGATGGTTGTTGTTCTGTTTCTAAAGATTCTTCAAGCTCTGCATCTGTAGGACTTTGAATTTGTGCAGAAGTATCTGGAGCATCTGGAGCATCTGGTTCTGTTGGAGTTATACTAGGATTTTGTTCAGGATTATTTAATCTGTCATCAAGCTCATCTACTCTTTGAGCAACAGATAAACTTAGTGCATCTTCTAGTTCCATCCCTACCGAACCATAAACCTCAGCCAACATGAGTTTTCTAATCTCTGGAAAAACATATGTATTAAATCTCTGTTCACTTAGTTTTTCAACAGGAACCCCTATTCTCCTAGCCCAATCCTTTTTTGCTTTAGTGCTTTTTGAAATATTTTCAAAGGAATCATAACCCCTAGCACGTAGAAAATCTCCATAAGTATCACCATCAACTTGTGCCCCGGCAGGCAGTGGAATTTGGAATATATCATTAACTGCACCCTTCTTGCCTACTGGTGGAGTAGTCTGTGTCATTAATTTTTCCTTGTACCTAAGAAACTGATTAACTAATGTATCCCCATATTTTTTGGTCATTTGTTTATACTTAGGTAATTTTTCAAATGCTTTTATTTCAGCATTGGCGGTATTCTTTTGTAATTGATCTACACTGGAGCCTGAAAAAGCATAGCCCATATCTTTAGCCTGAGCCGCTAACTCTTTAGCTAAATCCCAATTCTTATCTGACAGTGCCTTGATATATCCTGTGGAGAGATGACTATACCTGACCTGATCTGGTTTAGACATCTCTTTTTTATTCATATCCTTTTTCTGCTTCTCCATAGATTGTTTTATCTGTTCTATCCTTACATTGGTTAAGTTTAGATCAGCTATCTCTTTTGCAGATTGTTGTTGGGCCTCATTCAAATCTTCCTTATCAATGAATCCCCATTTATAAAGCATACTGGCACGTGCCTTTTCAGGTATATGTTGTAACATTTTCATCTTCCTTTGCCTGTCAAATGCCTTATCTAATTTACTCTTGTTAATAACAAACCCTGATCCCTCATACCGCACATACCTACCTGTCGCCTCCTTAGCGGCTATAGCTTGCTCTGATTGTGGCCCCATTTGATCCTGAACAGTTTGTATAACCTGATCCTGTTCTTCAGTAGACATATTTTGCATATCCTGTTGAGCTTGAATTTCTGAAGCCTGATCTTCTCGTAAGTCTGCTAATGCTTCTGAATCCATCCCATAATTTTGTTCCCCCTCTCCTCTTCCACCTTTTACACTTTCCAGTCCTCTGTATCTTGAACCTCCTTTATATTGTGGAATTAAATCTTCTTTTAATTTTCTGTTTTCTGGATCATCAAGGTCTAGTTTTTTTCCTCCTACAGTATAAGGAATAGATTTACCCTCTAATTCTTCTTTCCTTTCCTTAGTAGTTGACCTACCTCCCATTATTTCTTCAATGTCAGTCCCTACGTGTGGGCCACCATAAGTACGCTTACCAGAATACTTTGGATCAGATAAGTCAATAGCTTCACCGCCACCTATTATCCCTCTATCATGTTTTCTTCTTAGAGCTTCCATCTTCTCTCTTTCAAATGCTCTAGTATGAGGTAGTGATTCCCTTAATAATTCCTCCGATCCTTCGACATCTTCTATTATAGGTTTTTCACCTCGTCTAGCCCTTTCTTGTGCAGATAGCTTTGCGTCATCAGAAAACTGTTTATATTCATCTGCCCTTTTTATTCTTGCATCACGATCTGTCTCATATAAATTCATTAGCCCCGGCATCTCCTCATCCCCTAACTGCTTTTCAGTGCCAGACATATCCATATATTGTTCATGCATTTCTTCGCTATCTGGTCTTTTTTGCCATCTCTCAGTACCTTGCTCAAGGGTTGGCCTAGATTGCATTATGGCTCGTTCATGGCGGAGTCTTTTTATTCTATCTCCTGCCGCTTTCCTAAATGTTTGATTGGATATTTTTTCCCTTGCGCCGGGATCACTTGGATAAAAATTAGGACTGCCAGTATCTCTTTTAGGAGCCTCGCCTCTATATTTAAGGGAGTGGTCAACCCCTGAAAATAATCCTGCATCTATTCCTTTTTTAAATTGGGGAGCGTGTGTAGCAACATCTTTATCTCGTTTTGCAACCCATTTTGCTAGTGATGGATGCATACGAATTTCTTTTTCTTCTCCTTCTGGTCTTAGTACTTTCAACTAATTTAGGAGATAATTTCTTTGCAGATTTCCTACCTTTTTCCTTTGCGGCTTCTCGCTGTTTTTGTATCCGCTTTTTTTGTTTTTCTTTTTCTTCTCTTCGGCGTTTAAATATAGCCTCTAATTTTTCATCTGCGGTCATATGTTACCTTCCTTT